CAAATACTCCTCAATTGATAATATTCATTCCCGCATTTACGTGATCCAATAATATCCCATTCTCACAATCGGTAATAACACAGTCATTGATCAGCGTTTCTCCTGCAACATCTTGTACAGCTGCATATTTGCCAGCACCAGAAACACCTTCGAAAGAAAATCCTGTCAATGAAGAAACGTTTTCCATTATAAAAAGATGTTCGTCTGCATTCCCAGCACTAATACGAGCACTTGTTCTACCTATGGAGTGACAAGATACATATGTCTTCATCTGAATAGGGTTATCTTCAACATAATTACCGGGAGCAACTTGTATAGTCCATTTATCATTCGGTCCACTGACAGATATAGAGTCAAGAGCATCTTTTAATGATGTATAATCCCCGCCTGATTTAGCTACTGTGATTACATGATCAAGAAATAAAGCTTCCCAATTAGTTTCATCAGTGTCAGGAGCTGTAGATATTTGTGCCCCTGTTAAATTCTTATATGTAATATTATTATATCTGAGGATATCTCCGATGTGAATATCAAATGAAAAACCTATATATTCAGCCCAATTCGTGATATTTAATAATGTCAATGAATCTTCTGCAACTTGCACATTAACCGGGATTATTTCCCATACTACGGATGAATTTGGGGAGTATATCCCCTTAGGATATTTATATTTACCGACAACAGATAATAGACCACCGCTTCCATTCTCTACAAACCATAATTCACCTGTATGGATTGCTGCAGCAGGTAATGCTGCATAATTAGCTGCTGTTCCTGATATAAAGATCCCTGTACTTGAGGGAATGAATGGTCTAGGCATAAACGCAAACCTCACCACTTACCAATTTAACATCAGTGAAAGATCCTGTAAGGAATGTACCTTTAACAAATGATCTTCCATCCCAAGTGCCACTTATCAATTTCTGGTCTGTAAGTGTCGTGAATTCTGTATCTTCAAGGAGTAAAACTGATATCCATAATCCAGAATGCAGGTCTGTATCTGAGATGATTATTTTATTCCCTGTGTTCGTAATATCGTTATTGTGTAACACTTCAACATCCCTTATTGGTTATATCTTCACCGTGTCTTCTTAATTTCCCCGTGTCTATGGATATACGCCTAATTCTCTTAATTGATTTTACCTGATTCCTTGGATATCCATATGTAGAGTCTATTGCAGCACCATCCCCAAAACTCTTAGAAACAGGACCAATTCCTTTAGATTTAAGATCCTTTACAGATCCTCCGGCTAATGCTGTACTATTCATTATTTTGAACATAACCATATTTGCTATAACAGGTTTTATCTGTTCCGGTACTGCATTAAATGTTGCAGTTATTCCGGTTGCTGTTGCCGTACAGAACTTATTTAATTCTGATTGATATAATGTAGCATTCTGGACAATTGCCTTTGAAGGTATCCCAGAGCCAGAAACAGTTATCCCCTCAAATATATCATACTGTTCAACTGATGATGACAAAAGAGATGAACCTTGTACTGTATTAACAGCATACTCAAGATCAAAGAACTGATTTGCCATGTCTTCAACATCTGCAGAAACAGCCTCTATATATGCGGCATACCCTGCATCATAGGCACTATCAGTTATTTGTAGATATGTTTTGAACTCTGCAAGGGTTATTAGTGCCACTATTCAGCCTCACCTATATCAACTATTTTCTCTTTGAAATTAAGCAAATCTTCAAGCTCATCTCTGCTTGCTCTTGTGGAAAACTTAATATTATTCTCTCGCAAGGCTTCCATGATTTGCGGTTTTGTCAATTTAGTTTGTGTATCAGTTTCTTTTGACTCGGCAGTTTTTTTCTTAATTTCTATCTTCTTCTGTTCGCGTTTACATGTTTTTACATGTATTGCATAAATCTTGAAGCATAACTCAGCACCACATTTTTCACATTTCATATTGCCCCCTTTAGGAAATAGGAGGGTTTCCCCTCCTGTATGTTATTTAAAGATTCTTATCAGGTGCCTCCAATTACACGAACAGCCAACTCTGGAAACATTGTTTTAACGCCGAATAAAATATCATATCTCAGAATATTGTTATCGTTGTTAACATCGTAGTCCATTACAACTCTAACTGACATTCCTTTAGCTGACATAACAGCACCATTTGCACCACCAATAGGAGCCGCAAGCGGAGCCATTGCCAAGGCAAATGCTTTCTTCTGAAACATTAAGTTATCAACGTGTGCAAGTGCTGTTTCATCAGCAAATGCGATTGTATCAGTATCCGCTGTCGCCCCTCTAAGAGCTGGATATATAGCTACTGTTACTTTCCCTGAACTTGCTGCTGCTGAAGTAGCAGTTACTACATACTGACCTGCTGCTGCTCCTGCTTCTATCGTGAAGATATCACCTTTAAGTACTGTATCTGAGGAAGTCCCCCCTGCACTCTCTATATCAAGAGTTACTGCATCGATTGCCTGGACCCCATCTGCTGTCAGGTCTGTTAATGCTGTATAGATTCCGGCAGTATGTGTATTTACCTGCTGATCAGCTGCAAGTGTAATATTATGAACTCTTCCAAGTGCTGCTTCTCTCAGAGCTGCATTTGTTCCGGCTTTTGATACATCTGCTAGTGCATCAAGTGAAATAAATGCTGCTTCTGCGTCAGTATCCATGATAAAATATCTGTCCTCGTTAGGAGCCAGGTTATCCTGAAGCATTTTTCTCGATTTTGCAATATCTGCTAATGTATCAGGGATTGTTCCGGCTGTTCCGTAGAAATAAGGAATATCAACAGCAAGCCCTAAAAGAGCATTATTGATATATTCGCTTAATGCAACTACAGCACCTTTTGTGTATTTACGGGTAAAATCAGGCACAGATAACGTCAAGTCTTTACTCTTAATATTGACTGCTACTGATCTCTGGAAAGCTAACTGAATAGTTTCTGAAGTTTCTGCAATATCCTGAAAGCTTCCAGATATATCACCTGATCCGTCTATAGTTGAAAATCTCTGCGGCTTCTCAACCTGTATGCTATCACCTTTCTGTTTTGGTGATCCGAATTCACTGTCAAAATTTCTCCAGACAGTCGGCATCATTGCCGTATTAGATGCTAATAGCGGTAACGTACTTGCCGCTATTGTTTTAACGTCGATAAATGCATTAGACATTTAATGACCTCCTAAAATTGTTTAGGAAGCCACAAGACTTCCTTTATTAAAAGTCCACTTTGGACATTTGTTCGTTCATAACCTCTTCAACATCTCTTTCTGATTCCCCGGGTGCTGGAGGTGTTCCAGGGCTTACCCCGGCTGTTCTCATATCTTTTGTGAAATCATCCCATTCAGTATTTATGTTCCCGAATTTCCCCTTTGTTGTTTCTTCATCAGTGCCTACATACATATGCAAGTTGTCAGTGATAAATTTAGGAAGTTTTCTATCTCCCAATTCATTCCTTCCAACGTTTACAAGTTTTTCCCTTGTTAATTCTGCAAGCTGTTTTTCTTCAATCGCTGTTCTTTCTGCCAACTGATTTTTGAACTCAATGTTATCAGCTCTCATATTTAATATTTCGCGCTTTGTTACATCGGGTTCATCGAGGGCTTGCGTTCTCAGCTCTGCCGGATCTGCTGACATTGGGATTCGTGATTTCATGTTGTTGATGGATAATTCTAATCTGTTTTTTTCTTCTGCATTTTTCCGCTTTTCTGTATCAAACTCAGTAGATAAGGTTTTCTCTCTGGTTTGGATCCCTTCGGTTGTATGCAAATCAACAAATGACTTCAATGGTGTTGTACTCTCAACCATGCTTGTCATCTCTGACCTAGATAATCCTGAGAGTGCCGTGTTCAGCCCTGCCAGTGCTTCTTTAACCTTTTCGGTTGTAGTCCCATCCAGTAAAATATTTGATGCTTTGCCGAATACATAATTGGTTACAAATTCATTTAATGTCATGTGTTTATCTCCTTACCTCCCACGCGCACGTGTTATGATTCTATTTTAATGCATCTTTTAGTATATTGTCAATTATTTATGGTATATTTTACCATATTGGTATTGTTTGCCACCATACATTGATTGGCTTTGTATTCGTGACATCCTCTTTTTTTTAATCTTTCGGTCAAAATCTTCCTTTTTTTCTTTGTTTACTTCATTATATAACCCATTTGTTGCTGTTGTCTCAATGCTTTTTGGACACGTACATGTTACATCCGGATCATCTCCACACATCTGGCAGTTAACGCTATAATTGTGCGAATACACCATTATTCACCCCTTTGTCATTTTCTCTACCTTAGCCATTATCAATTCCTGTGCTTTCTCCATGATAGTCAGATTCTCCTTTGATAATCTGACTGCAGCCTGTAAACATCTGTACCCGATTAGTTTCTTCTGTGTTTCTCTGATCAACTTAGCAAGGATATTAATTGTCTCTATTCTGGTTTCTTTTGTGCGAATCCTGTTTTTGGGTTTCATGTTAATGGCTATGTTCACCATGCTTTCTATTGTTTTTATTTTCTTCATCCATTACTTAAACTCCTTTTTAAACTGTTTTGGTGATAAAGATATTATCCGGGACATTTCATTTTCTAGTTCGACTCTCTCCCCTTCTTTTGATTTTATTTTTTCAACCAATTCTTTTGATGCTATTTCAATCAATTTATATAATGCTTCTAATGCATCTTCGTCTAGAGTCAAGCTGGCTATGTGATCATCCCCTATGCCTATTATGATTTCTTTATGCTTTGTGTAATATTCTGTTTTCTTCGGGGCATCTGATATTTTATTCTTCCCTATCAAATATGCTAGTAAAACATTATCACTAAACATCTTTACTTTTAATTTTCCCACAGCTTCTGCCATATTCTACTCCTATTTAGTTGTTATTTTTCCTGATTTAGTGCGGGTTAAACTATTATCTTTCATCCATTTATCAAAACTTCTGTAACTCGTTACTCTTGTTTCACCTGTTGCCGGATCTCTTCCAGTTCTGAGTTGTGGGTCAAGATCATCTATAATATCAATTGAAGTACACCGGTCGTTTATGTCATATCTTGGAACCCCTGAATTCCCGACAATAAAAGCTTTCTCCCCGTTCGGATAAACAAATGGTTCATTAGGCAGAACTTCCTGCCCATCCATCTGTCCCGATTGCGGTCTGGTTCTTGTGTCGAGTGTAGCAAGGTATCGTCTTTTTAGGTTTATCCCTGCTTCCTGCGCTGCCTGTGTGTTTGCATATGCCCCGGCGTTAAGATTTCTATTCCCTTCTGTCCGTGCGATTCTGAGCGCGTTATTAGCAGTTATATTGAATATACCTTTTATTTCTTTGCTTGTAGCTGTATATGATTTCCCCTGAATCAATCCTTGTGTAATGGCCTGTCTTATTTTGATGAGATCTTTCTCTTTATTTGCTAATAGTGTTTCCAGAAGTGTTCCGTGTTGCGGTTGATATGGCAATAACCCGGGTCGATTTGCTTTCTTGATAGATTCCCATATTTTAGGTGTGCCGAATACTGATACGTCAATAACATTTTTATTAAGTACTGTAAAAAAGGTATTATTATCTATCCTTGAAAACCAGTTTATAGCGTACATATTATTGTAATAAAGATTTGATATTGCTGTTTTTGATAGCTCTACCTGCCCTAACCCTGCTTTTCTTGCTGCCTGACTATATAATGATGCAATTTGTTTTTGTAGGTTTTCTAATCTCTGCTTTTGGATCACATAGTTGTAATAATCCTCTGGTTTAATCCCTGTTAACGATTTCGCATAAAGGTCTTTTAATAACTGATCTATTTCATTAAAAGCTTTTTTGTACTGATCTGTTATTAGTTTAGTCTGCCCTGTTGGTCTGGCTGTCCATGCCCCAAGTATTGCCTCTGTGCGCTCTCTGGCAGTTTCTTCCAGTTCAGATAGATTCATTATTCAGTCTCATCTATTAAATTAACTATTCCTGAAGGAAGTTCTTCTTTCTTTCTTTCAAGTATTTTATCCGGATCTAACCCGGGGATTCTTTCAATCATAGTTTCCGTATCAACGTATGGAGCCATTAATTGATTTTCTTCTAATATTGCCTTTGTATTAGCTGGAAGGTTTCTCTTCATTGTAATCTCTAATTCATCAACACTAACGCCTGATAATCTCTTGCCACCTGATATAGTGTAATTGTTTATTATATTTGTAATCAATTCATAACGGTGTCTGAGAAACTCTAACCTATATGCCACTTTTTCTGAGGCTTTTAGTTCCATAGGGAATATTCTAAATCTTAAAGCAGTACCGGATGGGTCTGTCCCTAAATCTAATTTTGTAAAGTCAAATATACCAGATATTTTATGCAGCTCATTTATGAAATGTCCTAGCATGTATTCTCTCAAATCAGTATTAAGCTCCATAGATGCAAAATCAAAAAAGTCTTTTCCTTCTCCTGTATCCCCTTTTTCCATATCAAAGACCATATTAAGGTTCTTTAAATCTTTTGCCATTTCTGCTGATTTCGGCAATGATGTTAATATTATAGCCCTTCCGTTTTTATCCAGACTATTTAAAGTATTTGTCTGCAGGGCATCTATAATATTTATGTAGGTTTCTACCTGCTTGAAGTCTGGTTCCCATGATATATTATTTCTTCCAATATTCCAGGGGACTTCTCCGTAAAGGTTCGGTTCTTCTTCATCCAGTTTTATCAGATTGCCTTTCACCATCGTATATTTTAAAGTTACATCTTCATGATAAACCCATACAATACTTTTTTCTTCGCTCTTTTTTATAGTTCTTATCATTGCAATAAGTTTAGGATCAAGGTCGTCTGAAAATACAGGATAACATTCATAACCGGGGACAGACACAAAACGGGGCATTATCTGATTATCCTCATCTATTTCTATAAAATGCAGCTCGTAATCTTCCCCTTGTATCCCACTTTCCCGAACTTCCTGATTTGTAACAGTCGGCTCTTTGTTTTTCTTGTTTATATCGTTGATTGTTTCTATGTAATCTTTGTTATCTGATGAATACTCAACATATCCAGGAGATGCTATATAACCTGTCATTATGTCAACAATATATCTTGCATACCCAGACGGAGCAAAATTGTTAGGGCTTATTTGCCTTTGCCTTCTATTATTCCAAATCTCATATAGCTTTGGATTGTTTGATTCATAATATGCTGTGTTCTTCCCATAATTTTGTTTTTTATTTGAAATTATTGATTTTATACTTTCATCATCTAATCTGTATGCCATTGTAACCCCTTATCTTGCAAACAATGCTTCTGCCTCTTTGCTTCCTACAGAAAATCTTTTCTTGTTATATTTCCATCTAATCAGTGATGCAAACGAATCGGGAGCATCATCATGTTTCGCATTTTCATTATAATCCATAATTTCACTAATATATTCCATGTCGCTTTCTTCCATATCAAGTATAACACGATTCCAAACAGATTTACCATAAGTACTAATTTTATAGTACTTATTCATTCTCTCATGATACCCATGGAATTTAATATTGCATCTTTTTTCTAATTCTTTTTTAAGAAATCCTTTATCTGCATTGTTTTCAAGAGAACATTCAATAGCCTGGAATCGTTCAAGCCTTGATATTATTTCATTATAGTGCTGGTCTATGTGTCCTGGCATCCACCACCCGACAGTATAAAGCTTATTATCCACTTCTGTTATTATCGTAAGCGTTGACGCATCAGTGCCGCCATAAGCAGCATCTATCTGAGCATATGCTTTACCACCTATCGGGAATTTCCCATATTCCGGCTCATGGAATAATATATCTCCATCTGCTACATGTTTTAATTCATAGTTTGCCGCGAACAAAGAAGAAGTCATTAGGTCTTTTCTTTCCTGTATCCTTTCGGGTGACAATATGCCGGTCTGATATACTGTAAAAACTTCCGGCTTTGGCATTAGTGTAAAAGCATCGTTTTTGTGCCAAGGTGTCCCGGTATTAAATATCCTGTGGTTTTCTTCTGAAGCTATATTTATCAATTCCATATACTGGTTTTTAGTCTGCTCCCGTTCTGCCTGTGATATGCGGTCTTTCAATGTGACAATATCATCAGTAATAACTGATCCGTGCTTCCCGGTAATAGAAGATTTCAATCCCAACCCTAATATTTGCCTTCCCATCTTCCCCCGGTAATTACTTAATTCCAATTCTGTAGCATTATCAATAATAAACTTCGGGTATTCTCTGTATATATCTTTCATGAGATTCATAACTATAGGGTTCTGGATATTCTTTGAAACTGAGCTTAAAACATCTTTTACATCTTCCTGTGATTTTCTTAGAAATATTATGTTCCCTGCAGGCTTTGCAATTATCCATAGTGTTAGTGCAATTATCAGACAAGTTGTCTTATATGACCCTCTATGAGCCTGTAGCGTGCCATTCTGCTTAAGATGGAACATTCTTTTAATCCAGGGGTTATGGATATCTTCTGTGAGTTTATTATATCCAAGAGCTTTGGCAAACGGGACAGGATTATCTGTAATGCTCTTTAATATCTCTATGCTCATTTATGCCCGTATAACTCTTTTAACTTATCATAAGATTCTGAATCTATTGAATGCTGAACTTCTTGCTTATCTCTCCAATTATCAGGATCTCTATTCTTAAGCCATATAAAAGCTGCAGCCGTGTCCGGTGGATAATGTTTTATTGTCGGTACGACTAATGGGACACCACTATCATTAAATATTTTATCTTCTTCATGTGAATATCCACAAGCTCTTTTAAACAAAGCTTCTTTTACTTTTCCGTTTGAATATGCCTTGTCTTTATTTATGGAATCGCGAAACTCAGGATATTTAATTTTCCATCTCTGTATTGTTGCAACATTAACACCAAAGAAATCAGCCAGGTCTTTATCTATTGCACCGAGTCTGCAGAGTTTAGCCGCCTGAATTACATAATCTTTTCTATATTTCGGAGGTCTACCACCTGGATGCTTCTTTTCCTCATTTGGCATTGTTTTTATACTCTCTTTGCCTGATAAGTTTTATGAACTCTTTTTGTGCAGGAGCACTGCCCTGTTTAGCCTGAGTAAATAAAACTTTTCTGATTTCGGCTTCAGCTTTCAGCTGCCCTCTCCTAAACTTTTTCATTTCTTCTTTAGATAATTTTTCTTTACCTACTATTATTTTAACATCATCAAGCAAAAATTGCAATTCTCCAAGCATTTCAATATCATCCATCGAAATAAGCTCCTGTTTCTAATTCTCCATTCATCCATTCAAGATTGAAATCCGCTGTTCCCTTATCTGTAAATATAACACCTGCTTCTATTCTAGGGTTGTTTGTTAAATTAGCTGATCCGACTATTGTTATATTCCATTCTTTATTCTGTATTACTGTAACTTTAGCATGACAATTAACAAGCCTTATTTTTGCCGTATTATATTTCATAAACTGGTGCGCTTCAGGACATCTTATTTTCATTCTCCAATCAAATAGACCATTTAATTGTAAAATGTCACCATCTTCTAGCATTTTTGCTAATTTCGGTATTACAGGAGAGGAAACACTCCATGTAGATAATGTTATATTTGCAGGGCCAGTCTGTTTTAAGATATGGAATAATAGATCATGTGTTGACCATTCCGCCTTAGATACAAATTGGATTACTGTATTTTTTTTTATTTTCCCAATCACTTTTTCAAGTGTATCTTTTGTTTTAGATTTTTTCTTTATTATTTTTGGTTTCTTAATTCTAATTGCCTTAGATTCTATATTATCTTTTATAGTTGTTTCTTCTAAATCTGACAATGAAAACAATGAGTTTTTCATAATCCCAATTTCTCCAATTCTTTATTAATAACTGATATTATCCATTGCGTTATATTCAACCCGCATTTTTCCGCTGCAGCTCTTACCCGATCTTTATATGACTGAGCAACTTTCATCTGTATCCATTTATCTTTCAATGTTTTCTCCTATTTATTTTGTCTAATATAGATATCCCCTTATTTTTATATCTTAATATTATTAGATATTTCCTTCAGTCTCTCCGAATATCTTTTATCCGGTTCTCTTCTTCCTTGCTCCCAGTTTTTAATATTCCCTACTGGGATATT